CGGCATTGAACCGCCTGCACCCTGGAGACGATATTTAAGTTTCACCCTTTTAAAAAAGAATATTATGCCAAGAAATACAGATTATTTCGACAGCGAGCAGTTTGAGCAGGATCTGCTCGACGCTTACTTCCATTTCCGCTGCAACCTCCCTATGAAGGATGCAGACACCGGTCTCGACTACAAGAAGAGTTTCAAGACCTCCCAGGACATCGCCACGGAACTTGATGACATGGGCGGTGTCAGTATAGAAGCCATCAACCAGTACCTGCAGGCGCATGACTACCAGGTAGCCACGCAGCCAGACGGCACCGTGGCATGGGCTATATGGGAGAGAGTTGTCAAGCCGGATAGCCTGGTTTAAGTTAAAAACTCATATAAATTTCAAGTACTACCATGTATTATGAATAGTTTTTCGTACCTTTGCAGCACGAAAAATTTTACAAAGTTTGAAAAGCTTTGAAGCGGCTGGCCGCCCGAGAGGGTAGTCAGCCGTATTTTTATTTTTATCCTCTGCATATTATCTTTGCACAAAAAAAGATAATATATGACCATCACATCACTTCCGTCGGGCAGCTTCTTCCTTGAGAACCTCCCCGACATCGATATTCTCACGGCCAAGACGCGCCTGCTCGTCACCATCAAGATAGGTGATGATACCATCTACGATGAGTATCTCTATCCAGCCGATGGAGAGGTCACCGTGAGCGACCTTGCCGACATCTTCCGTCCCTATGCACGCCGGAGGCTGGCAGTCACAGCCACCATCACCATCGCCGAGCAACAGGTTCCGGACTCCGGAGACACCGACTCGGCTACAGTCACCGATACGCAGAAAGCCACCCTGAAGGTTTACTATTCCACCGTGGACATCGTGGGCGTGGACTGCTCTACATTCCTCAATACCCACTTCCTCACCCTGCTGGAGGGGCACAAGACCACCTACATGGGGCGACTGGAGTATCTTCACTACATGGGCAAGGACTCGGCAACAGTCACCGCACACTACGCCGACAAATCTACGAAACCGTTTACCGCACCAGCCGTCGGCGGCAATGAAATCTACACCACCATCGACGTTTCTCCGTCTCGTTTCGAGACCGAGGGCACCGACCTTCTCTACTACGTGGTAGAGGCAGGCTCACGCTCCATGACCCTCATCATAGACAGCGAGGAGCGTGACGTGGCACCTACTCTGCTCTTCACCAACAGCTTCGGCTGCCAGGAGCTCATCTACTGCACGGGCAAGCACGAGGTTGACCCGCAGTACACCCGCGATGCAGCCTATATGGGCGGCATCAGGGTTAACTACCGCATCACAGAGCAGCGCACCTTCAATGCAGACACGGGCTATCTGGGCACGGACATGGCCAACTGGGCAGATGACCTCTTCCGCTCAGACGAGGTCTATCTGGTCAACTTCATCGGCGGCGTTGCCAAGGTGGGCAAGCGTGTCACCCTCTCAGACTCCAAGTCCAAGCGTGACAACCTGCGCGACAGCGTGCCACGCTTCACCTTCAGCTACACCTACGCACAGCGTCAGCACAACGTGCTTGACCTGCAGCGAGCCGGCCGTATCTTCGACAACACCTTTGACAACACCTTCAGCTGATGAGACGCACGGCTTACCACCTCACAGAGGTGCTGCGCCTCCTGGCCAAGGCAGAGCGAGACCGCTCTACCATTAACCTGAAGGCGTGGACATCAGACGGCGAGACCGTCGACTATACAGGATGGCTGGTCAGGGGCAGCAGCTGGCGTGGCGGATTCCACCGCCTCGTCAATCCGGCAAATGCCGAGGTTCGCACCGTTCCGGACATCTACATTCACCAGTTCCTGGGCTTACCAGTATATTTATGACATGAAACAGAAAAAATATCAGCTTCAGCAAGTGGGAGCCAGCGGTTCCTACAGCCGCTACGCCCTCGTGGCAGAGGGCGTAAGCAGGGTTACAGACTCCACCACCATCGAGCAGCAGTATGGGCAGGATACCAGTTTCCTGGGTTCCGGAGAGGTGGGCGACGCCACAACAGGCATCCTGGAGACTTCAGACGGCAAGCTCTTCGAGTATGTGAACTATGGCGATGACAACGACATGCCATACACCCTGCAGCAGTTGCTGCGCCGCAACATGGTGGCGCAGCGAGCCATGGCGTTCAACGTCCAGTGCTGCTACGGCCAGGGTGTGCGCTTCATGGACAGGGAGACCAAGCAGGACACCACCGACGCAGAGATCCGCGACTTCTGCCTGAAGAACTCCATCCACGAGGTCTTCATGCAGCAGGCAACAGACATGAAGTTCTTCTTCTGGTCGGTAGAGGTCATCATCCTGAGCCGTGACCACTCCAAGATAGTCAACATCCGCCACAAGGACGTTTCCTACTGCCGACTGGAGGTACCCAATGACAAGGGGCGCATAGAGCATGTCTTCTTCGGCGACTTCCGCAACGTCATGTCGCCGGTCCACACTGAAGTCATCCCGCTGCTCGACCTCTACGACCCGCTGGGCGACCTCATGGCGCGCATGGGTAAGGCTCCAGATCCATATACCGGCATCAGGGGCAAGGCACCCGAGATGGGCAAGGACTGCAAGTTTGCCATCATTTCACGCATCCCGACACCCGGACTGCAGTACTATCCGATACCATACTATGCCAGCATTTTTGATGATGCGTGGTATGATATCTACCGTCTCATCGGTATCGGCAAGCGCTACATGATCAAGAACACGTCCGCTCCTCGCATCCAGATAGAGGTGCACCGCGACTATTGGGAGGAGCTCTGCAACAACGAGGACATCATAGACCCGGATAAGCGCAAGGAGCGCATCCTGCAGGAGAAGGACAACATCATCAACTTCGTGTGCGGACCGGAGAATGCAGGCAAGGCACTCATCACGGGCTATTACTTCGACCCTAACGGCAAGGAGCAGCGCATGGTGCGCATCATCAACCTCTCCGAGGGCAGCAAGAAGGAGGGTGGCGACTGGGCTGACGACATGAGCGAGGCATCCAATGCCCTCTGCTTCTCGCTGGGCGTGCATCCAAACCTCATCGGAGCCACACCAGGCAAGAGCCAGATGAACAATTCCGGCTCAGACAAGCGCGAACTCTTCATCCTCAAGCAGTCGCTCGAGAAGGCTTGCCACGACATCATGTGCAAGCCTTATCATGTCATCTCCCACTACAATGGCTACGCCGACCGTGGAGTGACCGTAGACGTGCCGATGATAGAACTCACGACACTAGACAAAAATAAGGATCAACAGACATCAATAGTTTCAAACAATGGCAACAATGAAGATTCAGATCAGCAAGGATGACTTCGAGCAGAGCATCCTTGCAGCCACCAGTTCGCACTCTGAGGTGTTCGAGTCGGTGGAACCGCATTTCAAGGAGTCCTATCAGCGGCTCTGCCAGCAGATATTGGGCGAGGTAGGCGAGAAGGCACTGGAGACCAGCGAGGAGGCACTGGAGACCAGCGAGAACCCTTGGTACAACAACAGCGAGGAACTGCGTGAAGCAGTCATCAAGACTGTATGCCTCGATGCCTTCCTCAGCGTAGTAAGACACCTCGACCTCGTGCTCACTCCTACAGGCTTTGGCGTTGTGGCCAACAACGAAGTCTCTCCGGCAAGTTCCTCCAGAGTCGAGGCGCTCATCGAGCAATGCCGTGTAGCCTTCATCTCATCACAGCAGACAGTCCTGGCACTTCTCTGCAACGTACCGGGTTGGGGGAAAACCCTACAGGCAAAGCAGGGCATACAGACGATAGTTTGGAGCTTTGACGCTTACCGTTTTCTCACGGGAGAGACCAGCATGACATCCAAGGAGTGGGCATCCAAGTTGGCAGCCATGCAAGAGGCAGATGCCACCATACGCAAGCTTGTTTCTGATGAGCAGATGGATGACATCATGTCACAGGTTAGATGCGAGCGTAAAAGTAATTGGGAAGAGAGCGAGGTGCGCCTCATGCTGATGCGCTGCATGATAATGCTTGCCAACGGCATGCTGTCTGCATACTCCAACGAGCGTGCAAGACTGCTATCGTATCTAGACAGAAACCTCGATAAATTCCCATTATATGCGAATTCATCGGCATATAAGGCTAACCATTTTAAAGAGTTCAACAATGAAAAATCAAAACCTGCCTTCGTTTTCAACGCATAAAGATGGTACACAAGAGTTCAATTTCAAGGCGCCGTCCTCATGGGCGGAACTTTCAGAGGAACAGTTGCGCTATGTCCTCTACATCTTATCTTCGAATAGGGACAAGATTGTCGCCAAATGCCACCTCCTGGTTAGATTCTGCGGTCTTGAAGTACATAAGCACACCCGTACAGGGTGGAAATGCAGCGTGCTCTGTTCCGTTCCCGGTGAAATGCCAAAGAGGAAAGTCCTATACATTAGCAGCGCCGAGATTCTGTCGCTTCTCAAAAATTTCGATTTCATCGACAAATTTACCGATTTTCGGCCTTTGCAGAGAGCAAGTGACGTTCTACTAACGGCAGTTGATAGCATGCTTCATGATGTCAGCTTCTACGATTACCTCAACATCGAGAAGAACTACCAGTTGTTCATGCTTAACCAGGAAGACAAGTTTCTCAGCAAGATGGCGCACCTCATGTACAGAACCGCAGATGGTTCTGCCGATGAAACCGCCCATTTTGAGCCTTATGAGCTTCTGGGCGTCTTCATGTGGTTCTCCAGCGTCAAGGAGTATTTCGCCGCCAACTTCACGCACTTCTTCAAACCGGCAAGAGAGGGTGGAGAGCTGCGCCGTGTGGACATTCTTCCTGCCATGCAGGCGCAGATCAGGGCACTCACCGATGGCGACGTGACCAAACAGCAGGCAGTCTATAATACCGACTGCTGGGCTGCCCTCACGGAGCTTGACAACAAGGCACGGGAGGCAGAGGAGTTCAAGGAGCGCAACAGGCAAAATAGTTAAAATTACAGCACATGACAGTAAAAAACTTCGATTCCATCGCATATTTCAAGCAGCTGGCTGCCGAATGCAGAACCTGCAGGGATTATAATTTTGTCGCAACAGAGTGTTCCGGACCCGATTCCATCCAGGGAGTCATGCAGCAGTTCCGCAAGGCATCCAACTTCATCATGGTGTCAGACACCGTTGACAGCAACACCCATTCCGTCGGAGAGGGATTCTTCGACCGCAACGTCTATACCGTCTGGATCCTGGCAGGCTACCGACGCGAGGACATGGCAGACCGTGAGCAGAAGCTTAACATCTGCCGCTATATCTTCCGCCAGTTCCTCAGCCGCATGCTCCACGACAAGAGCCGTGAGGCATACGACGGGCAGATGGAATTTCTGGACCTTACGCAGGTCTATTCGAGCGAGCTGGGCAGATGGTCCATGAATGGCGTCACGGGACTCTATTTCATGGTCACATCAGACGAACCTATCGACATACAGTATGACGAGAGCCTATGGCAGACCAGTCAACCATAAACGACCTGCTCAAGTACGAGCATGGTTGGGCTGATTCCATGGGCGAGTACTGGCGAGAGCGCATGGAGCGGCTGCGTACCATCGATACCGGAGCATTATACCGCAGCATCAAGGCGCATATCGAGCAGGGCTCGACTACGACCATTGAGCACAATTTCCTCATGTACGGTATCTATGTTGCAGCAGGCGTTGGCCCGGCTCATGAGTGGTACCGCTGGAGTCAGGGAGCTAAAATCCGACGCATCAACGGTGGAGATCTCAACTTCCTCGGCGAGGAATACCGAGAGGAGCAGGGACTTGACAAGCCCAAAAAAGTGGGTCCTGCATGGGGCGGCAGGGTTGCCGGTGGTGAACCTAAAGGACCTCGCGACTGGTTCAGCCGCAAGTATTATTCTTCGGTGATGAAGCTCAATGAGCATGAAGCGGAATTTTACGGAGAACGCTATCAGGGATTGATGGCATCAGCTATCACGGAAATGTTTACAGGCATAGGAGCCGCACGCAACCTCTAGGGAGCGTATTTTTATCGGTTCCATCGGCATATTATCTTTGCAGACAAAAAAATAAATGGCAGACAAATTAGACAAGAGCAACCTTCAGACCCTCTTCGAGGGCATCAGAGACGAGCGACGCCTGCAGGCCAACACGGCAAACCGCATAGGAAATGCCTTCCTCTCGCTGCTGCACTTCTGTGCTGATGAGACCTCAGACAAGTATCTGAGCAGGCAGCATGATGATGCTGCTGAGGGCATGATCACCTTCCTGCGTGGGCTCATCTCCGAGCAGATGGCGCAGCTCAAGGCGGGTGCACAGTTCGGTAACTTCGTGTCCGGACTGTACAACGGCAAGGGCGCACAGGTCGATGACAATGGCAATGCAGAGGTTGAGAGCATCACCGTCCGCACATACATGCGGGTCATGGAGCTGATTGTCAACCGTCTGTCAGCGCAGGAGGGTGACACTTTCTTCACAGAGAGCGACACCATTGAGAGCGTTGACAGTCTGGGGGATGGTTGCTATGGCTTACACCTCCGCTCCAAGTATAGTGGTTACTTCACGGCCCAGCATGTGGGCAACGTCATCAAGGGAGTGGTCAACAACATCGCCTCGGCAGCCAATTCTGGCACTTCGGCTGATTACTACACCTCATGGATGAGAGTCAACAGCGTCAATGCGGTTAAGAATTACATCGAGGTCACCCTCTATCCTGATGCCGATGTTCCGGCAGGCAAGAACTTCCCTCCATGCGAGCTCATGAATATCGCCCGTTATGGCAACCAGACCGAAGAGTCGCTGCAGAGCTGCTTCTACATCTCCAGTTCCGAGGGGCGCATAGTCAAGCTGACGGGCGTCACGAAGCCGATACTGGCTGATTACAACTACGGCATGGTCTTCGGCGACATGCCTGAGTTCGTCAAGTCGCTCGACATTCCCATCGTCAAGGGCAGGGATTATCTCTATGCAGCCGGCATCATCACCCAGGACATCATACAGATCGACTACCATGGCAAGCCGATAGTCGATTATATAGACCGGGGACCATGGTCAGAGGCGGCAGAATATTTCTGCTCAGCCCTCAATCCAGATACCGGCAAATTCGAGACATCAGATGTTTGGTACACAGGGTGCAAGTGGCGATGCCAGAAAACCGGTACCCATACCGCACCGAGGTGGACCAATACCGACTGGGCGATGATAGAGGGCAATCCTGCCTTCACCATTGACTTTCTCGAAGACGAGACGATTTATGACTTCGACAACTTCCGGGCTCCGCTGACTGTCGTTGCTACGCTCTACGGCCAGGATATTACCTCAGATATCCTCGACAGCGACGTAGCCTGGACCAGATACACCGAGAACAAGGCCGGTGAACAGAGAGTAACCAGCGACAACATTTGGGCACTCGAAGTCGGATCCAAGGCGGGCAAGGCTATCGTCCTGACCCAGTCAGACCTCTCCGTCGACAGCGAGGGAGTTCCGGCTAAGATCAGGTTCACGGCAACTGTTACACTTCGTGATGGTCTGGGCGATGAGGTCGCCCAAGATTCCATCACACTGGAATGTGTTTAATAACATATAAACAATGAAATACAAAAAATTAGACATCAAGTACACGCCTCTGCAGGTACATTACTCCAAGTCCGTATCAGGCAGCGTTCCGCTCGAACAGGCCTATGATGCTGATCAGGATGAGTATTCTCCTGATTACAGGCTGACGCCATGCGCCTTGCAGCCGGTCATCAGCATCATTGACCGAGATAGCATACTCCCGAGCGGACGTGTCAACAGCGAGCTGACAGACATCGCCTGGTACAGAGTGGAAAAAGGAGTGGAGGGCAATGCGCTGGTAACGACACCAAAGCAGCATGTCATCACATCGTCAGGCAATGATGCCGGCAAACTGCTCTGGTACATCAACGCAGCACCGCAGAAGCCGATACTGCTCCGCTTCAAGGCGAAGTACCTGGACACCCGAACCAACGAGGTGCGCAATATTACGATGGACTACTCCATCAACTGCAAGAATGCGACCATCTACAAGCCGACGCTGCTGCTGTCAAGCGGTGACCGCTTTTATAATCCGCTCCGTGATACCGACAAGCAGGTCATCAATGCATCCCTGCGCCTCGGATCAGAGGAGTGCGCCAAGAACAAGCGCCAGTTCGTCTGGGAACTTCTCCGGAGTCGTGGACAGTTCTCCGCAGTTACTGCAGATGACCTGGAGATCAAGATATCCGATGATGGTGCATCCGTTACGCTGGACCGCTCTCTCATGGGCAAGCGCATCTGCATCAGATGCAGAGCCAGATACTCTGCTGCAGGCAATCCTGCAAGCGTAGAGCTCAACGATGCAACCCCATTTAAGATAGTCAACATCGTCAGGAGAATTCCGTTCTACGATTACGACATGATTGACATCGTAGACGAGGTGCTGCCAGATACCAAGCAGGTCAAGGCAAAGGCTACCATCTTCGACAATATAGGCGATATTGCAGACCCTACAAGAGAACTGCAGGTGCTCTGGTGGATGGCACCGAATAATTCGGTACACTTCGAGAATGCTGTACTCGTAGGCCATGGCATGACACCGAGTGTTTCTACAGAACTGCTGGATCCGAACAGGGGCTCCATCCTTGCCTTGGAGGTCAAGGATTTGGCTCCTTTGGCTCTGGCCATGGATGCAGACGGCAAGGTGTTCATGGATGCGGACGGCAATCCGTTTATTTTTCACTAATAAACATTTAAATATTAAATATGGAAAGATACATCAAGGCAAACCGCAAGGTCGTGGAGTTCCTCCAGCTGACCGAGGACAGAACAGAACTTCCAGACGGCAACTTCATTCTCTGGTGCCAGGACATCCTGCCGCTTGGGGATTCTATCATATTTGCGGAAACGCTGTCCAAGATTGGCGCTATCGCTATGGATGGCCAGACAGCCCGTAAGGAGCAGGACGGCGAAGTGTGCAACAAGCTGCCTGTTGCTATAGACAGCAGATTCATCATGAGAGAGGAGGCAAGGGATGAGTAGTGCTAGCAAATCAGTCAACATCACGTTCCTGCAGAAGATGGGCACATTCACGCCGTCTATCCAGTCTCCTGATGGGGATCTCTACCAAGAGTACCAGAAGAATGGAGAAGTCGTTACCGTCTATCCCGACTTCTCGCAGTCACAACCTAAGCTCTACTTCGTAGTCATCTCATCAAGAACTGCAGATGGTGTCACGACACCTGTTTCCATGCAGTTCTTCTTCAACGAGACTGAGATACCGTTCAACAGCGCAGGCAAATCAACCGGCCTCTTCGATGGTCTCTTCGAGATTATCAGACCAAGTGCATCGCAGTTCTACTGGGGGCTGAAGATATGCAATAACCTAGTAAAGGCATCAAATTATACTGCCATCAACATCAAGATGATCGGCAAGGTATCAGAGAGATCCAATCAACAGGAGATTACCGATAGTGTACAGGCTGTCTACGAGATACCGGTTGGCCCATATACAGGCGTAGCCTATCGTGTGACCATCAAGGCTCCAGAGAATGATACGCATAGCTTCATTCTCAACAACAAGGATGACAGTTGTCAGCTTGAGGCTAAGGCAACGCAGGGCAATGATACCATTAAGACTGTCCTTTACTACAAGTGGTACCGTGCAACCAACAGCATCACTGGCTGGGAGCAGATTGCAGGAGCAAGCGGTAAAACCATTACAGTCAAGGCTTCTGAGGTCGATTGCACCCGTGAGTACATGGTAGAGGTCTACAATAACCAGGCCATGGGCAAGGACAATCTTCTTGGCTTCGACTTCGTTACGGTCATCGATGCGTCGGATCCGTTTGACATCGAACCGAACCCGACACCTGCCGATGAGACTATCAGTGGTGACGAGGATGGCAATGATACTGTAACCTATACACCGAGGTTGGTTGTAAGAGGCAAGTCGGAAGCGGTAGAATCGAAATTCTATTTCACTCTGAAGTCAGGTTCTGGTGTTGTCCTCAATACTGAGGCGTCACGCAAGCCTACAGTCCAGCTGAGTTCGTTCGCAGTGACGAGAGCAGACTGCATACACGCAGGATACGGCAACGTAGCATTAACAATTCAATCCGTTAAATAGCCTATGAGTGTTATCACAAGACTGATTAAGTTTCTCCAAGTCGGTGTCGGCATATCCAACGCTGACTTGGAATATGCAGAGTCAACAAGTCAGACAACTGCACCGACAGAGGGTTGGCAGACAACAGCGCCAAAGTGGCGCAAGGGCTACTATATCTGGAGCCGAACGCACATCTACTACACCGATGGCAATGAGAAGGTGTCCACGCCTATGTGTTTGTCCGTAGCAAGGAGCATAGACCGCATCGAGGAGTGCTACTACTCTTCCACATCTTCTACGGCCATCACCGGAGGTGCATGGACCAAGGGTAAGTCTCCAGCGTGGGTGAACGGCAGATACATCTGGACTAAGTCCATCATCTACTACTCCGATGGTACCTCTGCTGAGACAACTCCTGTCTGCTGTACAGGCGGACAAGGTCCGCAAGGGCCGCAGGGCGAACCTGGTGAGAATGGCAAGGACGGAAAAGATGGTACTTCTATCAGCATCACAGGTGAGGCAAGCGCTATCTACGACAATTGCGCTGCGCTGCAGGCTGCGCTTGACAGTAACCCTACGTGTTTTATCCCAGGTGACTATCCTGTCTTGTTGAACACATCTTCAGACGCTAGCAGTCTGAAGGGGCAGCATGGAAGTGGATGCAATAGCCCTACTGTAGTTAGCTTGTCAGTACAGACTGGTAATGTTCTCTACTACAACTTACAGGCATCAGAGAAGGGTGAATGCTATATCTATAATGGAGATATCTACAACAATACGGGGTCTAGATGGCATAAGCTGGGAAAGATTCAAGGACCGCAGGGCGAACCTGGTACACCAGGTAAGGATGGTGTAGATGCCGTGCAATATTATTATCACATTGCCTGGTGCAATACTCCAGACAACTCTGATAATTCTTTCTCTACATCGTGCAGCGATGGTGACCAGTATGCATACATGGGTACATGCAACAACACCACGAAAGAAGACCCAGAGGACTTCTCTGCTTATGAGTGGGTTAAAGTCAAGGGTGCTGATGGAGCCGCTGGCAAGGATGCCATCAACATACAGATTTCAATGCCAGCTATCGTACACAAGAAAAGTCCATTCGCCGGCACGTATGCTGTTGACGTGAGAGCTTACAAAGCAGGAGTTGAATTAGCTTGTTCTGTCAGAGTGAGTGTCCCATCTAATTACGCCAGCTCTGTTAAGGCTAGTGTGATTAACAACGACAGAGGAAAGAGAGTTATTGTAGTGATAGGAGCGAATATTGATGTCAATACCAATTTAGCTTTAGCAGTCAAAGTCGAGAATGTTACATACGAGTATACGATACCTGTCAAGACAATAGCCGATGGCGAGGATGGCAAGAGAGGCGAAACCGGCGCAACACTTCGCGGTCCTCAGTCTTGGGATAATTGCGGTATTGGCTATGACTTCCAGTGCGGTGCTTCCGGTGAGGAGTGGAAAGATGTCGTTATCTACAACTGCGGCTATTACAGCTGCATCAAGAGTCACATCAAGTCTGAAACCAACTTCCCCGGCAGCAAAGAGGACAAAAACAACCATTATTGGAGGCTTGGCAGCCCGATAGAAATGGTAATTGCCAAAATCATCTTGACTCAATATCAGCTTGTTGACAACCTGGGAGTCAAGGTCATCGAGATGAAGGATGAAAATGACAAAATCATGTTCTTAGCAAAGGACGGCAAAGTTATCTGCAATGGAGGAATATTCCAGAATATTAGCGTCTCGGGTGATATCTCTGTCGGAAGACTGAGATACAACGAAAATACGGTTACTGATGGTACTAGTGTCATCAATGGCTCTTTTATCAGAGGTGGTGGTACCTATGTCCTACCGCACCTGAGCGATGGAGAATTCATGCGCATTGTGGTCTTCAATCCTATCATAACGCGCAGTACACCGCTAGCGACACTTAAGGGCGAGCAGGAAATGGACGCATTCATGGCGGCAGGCAGCAGTTTCTTCTTGAATAGAGAGGCTACCATAGGAGTTTATGGCTGGTGTGAACTAATCGGCACGAGTCAGAATGGTCACACAATTTGGGTATATAGTGTAGTAGAGAATAAACAAAATTAGAATAGTTAAATGGAAGGTAAGAAATTCAATTCCGTGGCGAAAGTCACAACCGTCAACAGCAACCAGAGCGTGCTGCTGACAGATCAGAATGGCAATATCACTACCATCGGCATGGATGCCCTTAAGGCTGACCTTGCAGTCGGTCAGCATGCCTGGTGCGGAAGAGTTTGGAATACAGCCAACGCAACGCCTAAAGCGGCGTCATACATTGGCTCACTTGAATTGCTGAAGGAGTTGCCATACGTCCTCGGACTTGGCGCATACTTGGTCAAGAATGACCACAGCCGCAGAAAGCTCGACAGCAAGGATCACCACAAGTATGCTACTGGTGAACCGGCAAGGCTGGATGGTACAGAAGGTCACTATCAGTGGGGCTGGGGCCGTAAATTCTACGTTGTCATCAAGGATATTGGCGGATTGCACTATGAGCAGATTGGCATCAAGCCAATACCAGGTGAATACAATCTCGAGATACCAATCGGCAGTCTTTCTGCAGCGGGCTTCGCTACTATTGAGCGTAGTACCGGACGCCTGGTTAGTTACATCAATAATGCAGCTAACTACCGTGGTGGCGACAACAATGCTACCTATGATGGCAAGAACAATACGTTGCTGGGCAGACCTGCAACCGCTATGACTACAGAGCAGTTCAGAGCTGCAGCGCGTAAGAACGGCAAGGGTTGGCTTTGCACAACCATGCGACATACTTCCATTGTCGCAATACTGTTCAGTGTCATCTTCGGTACTCATTATGATCAGGATGCAGTCAATGCCAACAAGGATGCCAACGGCCTCTTCCAAGGTGGACTCGGAGCAGGCTTGACGCAGATGCCGAACTGGGAAACCTACAATGGTTGGCGACCAGTTGCACCAATGAGTGCAGGCATAGAGCTTGGTGATTCATGTGGAGAAGCGACCTATGCAGTTAAGAATGACGCAGGCACAACGGTCTATAATGCCAAGATTCCATGTTTCTTCGGTTACAAGAACGGCTTCGGCAATCTCTGGCGAATGATGGATGATGAGTTCTGCCAGGTGAATAGTGACAAGACCATGACCCACCTGGTCGCTCCGTCTATTTACGGCTCCTGGACTATCGGCAATGCTACCGGCATGAAGGCGTTGAGCAAGTCACCTGGCGGTGGTGAAGGATATATCAAGACCTTGTCGATGGAACATCTGGAGAACTTCTGTACGCAGATTGGTGCTACAGAGTCAACCTATTCGACTAGCTATTTCTGGAATACGTCAAACGCTACTTCCGGTTTTCGCTTGTGTTTGCGCGGTGGCAACGCTAGCAATGGTGGTCTATGCGGTCTTTCGGCGCTCCGCGTGTACAGTGCTGTCTCGGATTCCTATGTGCGCTACGGTGCGGCCCTCTGCGAAGCAGCATCCGAGTGGTCATTGGAACCAGTGTATTACGAGGCGGCCTAAAGTGTTCAGAGGTGTGCTGGCGTGAGCAGGAGTGTGCGGGATTGACCAAGGTTCCCAAGCGGAGCCAAGGGCAATCCTGAGCACCCTGCGAGCGTAGCGAGCAAACCCTACCGCCCTTGGGCGGTCGATTTTTTTTGAAATTTCGCTCTTTGACATTCTTTCATTCCGATTTTTTTCAGTACCTTTGCAGGCGGTTTTCAAACCAGGCTGTGATTCCTGCGCCGGTTTTCGCTTGTGTTTGCGCGGTGGCAACGCTAACAATGGTGGTCAATGCGGTCTTTCGACGCTCAACGTGAACAATGCTGTCTCGGATTCCAATGTGAACTACGGTGCGGCCCTCAACTTAACAAGATACTGCAGGTTAGTTTGCTTAGCTGCAGAGATTTCGGGAGTCAGGCCTTGCCTCATGGCAAAACATACACTTTAGCAGAATAGCTAGTAGATGATGACAATGGGTCATCCGGTCGAAAGTTAGGACATTAGAAAAGCAGACAACAGACACAGACACCGACATTTATACAGACACCGACCTTTTTTTATATTTACATAAAATTTTAAAAAGCAAGTGAAGAGGTTAGGCAACATTTCACAGGAGGTGGAGACTTTGCAAAATTTTCGTGAAGCATTTTTTGATTTTTCCCGACACAAGAAGTCCCGTCTCTCTGTTCAAGCATTTGAGGCAGAGTTTGAGGCAAATCTTCAAGCCCTGCTAAATGCCTATACCCATCAGACTTGGCATACATCAGACTATGAGGCCAAGCCGGTTGAAAAACCCAAGCATCGCATAGTCAATAAGTTGCCTGTTGGCGATCATGTCATTCAGCATGCAGCCATGCACACCAGTGAAGATAAGTTGAGAGCCAAGATTCCTTTCAACAGCCCAGCTGGTACCAAGGGGCGTGGCACGCATTTCTTCTACAAGATTATCAAGCAGGACATCTTTACTTCGCCACAGCAAGACACATTCTATTGCTTGCCCATGGATATACACCATTATTTCCAGAATGTTGAGCACAATTTGCTCAAGAGAGAGTACAGGTTGTATATCAAGGACCGCAAGTTGCTTGCTTTCATCGACGAAGTCGTTGACAGCTATGCCAACGGCATAGTGCTGGGTGTCAAGCTCACACAACTTTTAGGACAACTGTTTCTGGCGAGGTTTGACTATCTCGCCATGCGGAGTTTTGATATACTCCAAGACCCCGAAAAACACGGTTATTGGCAGGCTCGATACGTCACGGACATGCTCCTCACATGCCGCTCGGAGCAGCAGGCAAGAGTATTAAATATGGGGGGGTAAAATCCCTCAATGAGCGCTTCGACCGTTTCTGCCGCGATGGGCTCAAACATTATTATAGATTCATGGACAATATCTTCATCATGCATGAAGATAAGGTCTTTTTACGCCTCATGGCGGAGCTTGCAGTCATGCACTTGGCTAGAGACTGGAAGCTGAGCATCAATAAAAGTTGGAATATTCATCGTACATGTGACGGCATAGACTTCTGTGGACAGAAGATCTTTGCCGACCATACTCTTTTGCGCAAGCGCACCAAGCAGGCACTCTGTGCCCAGGTGGCAAGATTGCGCAAACGTGGACTTAGCGATGAACAGATCCAGCGCAAGGCAGCATCCAGGCTAGGCCTTGCCAAACACGCAGACACAAAAAACTTATTAAATAAAATCGGTATGAAAAAGTATGGTCAGATTGTGAAAGCCCGCAAGGGCGAGGTTCCCTTCGAGGGCATGAAAATGGCGCAGAAGAAGCATACAGGCGACATCCTGTGCCACAACATTGAGGACTATGACAAGTTCCTCATCCTCATAGAGGATTACAAGATTGATAAGTCGAGAGTTGATTTCAAGATGGAGCAGGTTGAAGAGGTTGACGACCAGGGTATCAAGCGAATGGTCACCAAGAAGGTGCCCAAAGACCGCCTCGCCATCCGCTTCCGTTTCATTGATCATGTCAAGAAGACGGGACAGTTCGATGAGCAGGGCGATGAAATCGAGGAACCGGTGTGGCAGCCAGAGTCGTGGTGGCTCTTTACTGGATCTGACATCTTGGTTGACCAGGCACGCAAGGAGTGGGAGCTGTTGGATAAAGGCTTCTACACCGTTGCAGCAGAACTCACCAACAAGTTTGGCAAGAAATTTTATAAGTTTATATAGATGCACAAGAAATTTTATCTTTGTCGCATGTCATTCTTGAGATATGACAGCGAGCATTTTCTCCTGTTCCTGAGTGAACAGAGAGTTGAAAACTATCACCCAGACACCAATATGTCGGAGTCTGATGGCGATAGTCAGGCAGTAACAGCTTACAGCTACGAGGGCAGTGAGATCGACGGCTCCACCAAGATTGAGGCTAAGTCGGCAAGCTATCGCGAGTTTGTGAATGGTCTGGTTCGTACTAAGTACAGCCAGAGCGATGTCGAAGCCATCCTGTGCAACCATGGTGATGGCAACAAGGAGCACGAGACGGAGTACCTGACATTCCAGAATTGGCGAGAGCAGGCTAAGCAGATGGCCAAGGAACTGCTCGACCGTGATATCTCATAGTTTTCAGATACGGCAGGAGGGGGAACAGTCCTTCCTGCCGTATTTTTATATATCTTATATTATATGTACCTTTGTGCCAGATTTAATCAGGTACAGATATGCAGAGAAATACCAAGGATTGGATACACTACAGCTCTGCTGGCATAGTTCTGATTGCTGGCATTGTGCTCGTGTACATCAGCTTTTTTATGTCCCACGACGTCACGTCTAACGTCTTGTGGTACTTTGGGCAGAGTCTGGTTTACGTGGCAACCGTCTTTGGTTTCGCACTGACTTTTGACACCCGAGTTAAAGACATTATCAATAAATATTTCAATAACAAAAATGGCACGCAAGATTAAGAAAATTTTTATTCATTGTACAGCAAGCCGACAGTCATGGTCTGTCGATGCCTTGCTCAAGGAGTTCACCAACAAGGGCTGGCACTATCCTGGATATCACTGGGTCGTGACCGCAGACGGCAAATGCACGCAGCTCATGACAGAAGATCTTCCATCCAACGGAGTCGCGGGACACAATTTCGATTCCATCAACGTGGCATACATGGGCGGCATTTCACGTACAGGCAAGCCTATTGACAACCGCACAGATCTTCAGAAAAAGGGGTTGCGTGAGTTGCTTGTGCATCTCAGAGAGCGATACCCTGATGCCAAGATCATGGGACATCGCGACATCTCGCCTGACAAGAACCACAATGGAGTGGTCGATCCGTGGGAGCGCATCAAGGAGTGTCCTTGCTTCGACGCCATTCCTGAGTATGCTGACATTTAAATCAATGGGATATGCAGAAACATCTCAAGTCTATCATCATGACCATATCGGTGATATTGGTCATTATCGCCTGCGTCTGGATTTCTGACCATCGACGGCAGCGAGCGGAGCAGGAACTGAGAGAACAGCTCAATGGGCTGAAACTTCAGTATGCTCCTGCCAGGCGAGACACCATCCGCGACTCGGTCACGGTCATCACGCAGCAGGTGCTGCAGATGCCGGCAGAGGAGTACAAACTTCAAGCCTACGACCGCCAGCTGCTCCATGACCTGGACATACGTCTTGGCCAGGTCATGGTAGACCAGCGCACAAGTCTGAGTTCTGCTGATACTGTCAAGACTGACCGCAGCGATTCTGTCTATACTTATTGCGACCGATGGCTCAGTTTCCGTCTCAACACGGCAGACTCCATCTTGACATACAAGGCGAGAGACAGCCTCCAAACCATCGTCTACAGGCAGTACAAGCACAGATTCCTCTGGTGGCGGTGGGGCACCAAAGGCTATGATGTCAAGGTCATCAACTTCAATCCCCATTCCAACATATTATATAACAGCTATATACAAGTCACCCGATAATGGCAAGACAAGAGGTATATACAACAGTCATCAAGCTCAACTCTGAGGAGGCGAAGAACCGACTCAAAGAGTTAGAGGACAGAGTCGCTCGTCTGAAGAAGGAAAAACAAGATGCCTTCTCGGCGGGCGATTCCCGTTTAGGCGCATCCCTCGCCAAGGATCTGAAGGCCGCAGAGCGAGAGATGAAGCAATTCAAGAACTCAACCATGAGCGTCAAGGAGACACTCGAAAATTTGTCAAATGCAAGTCTCGGACAGCTCGAGAAAGCAGCCCGACATCTGAAGGGTCAGATGAAGGCGGCATCTGATCCGTCAGACTATGCCAAGCTGGAGAACCAGCTGAGCAAAGTCAAGGAGCAGATGTTGCAGCTGAAGGGGGCGACCCGCAAGGCTGATGAAGAAGCGCATCGAATGACTGCGACCTTGTCTAATCTGAAGCATGCTTCTCTCAACGACCTCAACTTCACATCAAGCAAGCTGAAGTCGCAGATGGCTGATTTCGACCCTCAGTCAACCATGTACGCCTCTAGAGCAGCCCAGCTGAAGCTGGTGGAGGCTGAACTGGAGCGCATACATCAGAGTGAGCGTAAAGTCGTTACTCTGATGCAGCAGTATGACAAGGAGATAGAGGAGACCAACATCGATATCAAGGAGACCAAGCGGCAGATGCAGCTTGTCAACCGCACCATGTCGAACCTGAAGACATCATCAATCCGTGACCTCGAATTCTCTATCAAGGCCATCAATCAGCAGATGGCTGGTATGGACCGAGGTACCGAGAAGTTCAAGCAGATGCAGCTGCAAGCGAAGCAGCTGAAGGCTGAGCTGCAGGCTGTCAGAGCCGAGGGCGTAGCTCAGGAATCCTGGATCAAGAGGTCTGCTGATACCTTCAACCGCATGCAGGGCCTCGCCATCAGCGCCATCGCTGCTATATCAGGCATCACATTCACCGTCAAAAAATGCGTGGAGGAATATGCCAAGATGGACGACGAGATGACCAATGTCAGAAAATATACCGGTCAGGCGGCTGATGAAGTGGAGCGGATGAATGAGGATTTCAAGAAGATGGACACCCGAACTCCTCGTCAGAAACTCAACCAACTGGCAGAGGATGCCGGTCGATTGGGCATCACGTCAACAGCTGCCATCGAAGAATTCGTCGATGGAGCCGATAAAATCAATGTCGCACTCGGTGATGACCTCGGAGACAAAGCAGTCTCACAGATTGGCAAGCTGGCGCAGATGTTCGGTGAGGACAAGACCAAAGGTCTGAGAGGAGCCATGCTCTCTACTGGATCTGCCATCAACGAGCTGGCGCAGAACTCTTCTGCTTCAGCTGGCTATCTCGTTGACTTCACTGCGCGTGTAGCTGGTGTCGGCAAGCAGGCAGGCTTCACCCAGGCGCAGATCATGGGTCTCGCATCAGTCCTCGACCAGAATATGCAGCAGGACGAGACGGCTGCTACTGCAGTACAGAATCTCCTTGCTAAAATGTTCCAGGACTCAGCTAAGTTTGCAAAGATTGCAGGACTCAATATCAAGGAGTTCGCCAATACCTTGAAGAAGGATGCCAATACCGCCTTGCTTCAGTTCCTGGCAGCTATGCGTTCCAAAGGTGGTTTCGCAGAGCTGGCACCTATGTTCGAAGAGATGAAGATGGATGGCTCGAGAGCGACCGGTGTACTCACCGTCCTCGCTGATAAGCTCGATGATGTCAAGACTGCACAGCAGTTGGCCAACGATGCATACGAGGAGGGAACATCCGTCATCAATGAGTTCAACACGCAGAACGAGAGTGTTCAGGCGCAGCTAGACAAGGCTGGCAAGAAGTTTCTGGATCTGTCAATATCACTCGGTGAAAAGCTATACCCAGCTGTCCGCCTCTGTCTGTCAACGGCAAGCATTACTGTTCGCATACTCTCAGAGGTCGTTGACTTCGTCATCAAGTATCGTACTACGATTCTTGCCCTCACGGCAGCTATCATCGCACTGACCGTTGCAGAATCTGCACACGTTATCAAGCTGAAGGCGATAGCCTTTTGGAACAATATTGTGATTGCTGGCTCCAAAAAACTGTGGGCAGTTTTAGTCGCTCACCCATATATGGCTGTAGCTGCTGCAGTTACGGCATTGGTTGCAGTTCTGATAGACCTCAACCGTCAATCTGATACTGCAGCAAGAATTTCCAAAGAACTCAATGACATCAGAGAGGAGGCACAGAAGGAGATTGTTGAGGAGAAGACCAAGCTCGAGAACCTACGCAAAGCTGCGATGGATGAGACAAGGTCGCTCAATGAGCGATATGCGGCAATCAGCGAGCTGAACCGCATCGTACCAAACTACAATGCCACTATCGACAAGACAACCGGTAAGTATAGAGAGAATAAGCAAGCACTCGATCAATACATCGCATCACTCGCACATCTCTATGAGGTGCAGGGAGCAAAGAAGCGAATTCAGAAGTTATCAGAAGACAAGGTGGACCTGGAGCTGAAGAAGCAAAAAGTGCAGGAGCGATACGATGATGCCAAGAAGGCAGGTTTTGGCTTTTCATACTCATCAATCAGTGGAGCGACTGGTAATACTCGCATAGATGCCAGCAGACATCTCAAATCTGAGCTTGATGATATCAACTCTGCATTGGCTGAGAAAAATAAAATTTTGTCCACAATCACAAAAGTCTATGGCAATGATATTCAGAGCCAGGAGGTGCAGAAGGTCATCGATAACAACAAGAACAATGGTGGTGGTTCAAGTGGAGAGTCTGAGAAGGAGCGCAAGGCTCGCGAGAAGGCTGAGAAAAAAGCTGAAGCTGAAGCTCGCAAGCGTGAGGCTGAAGCCAAGCGCAAGCAGAAGCAGGCTGCTGATTCCATCAAGGCTGAGACCAATCAGCTTTTGGCTGAGAATGCCAAAGCTTATGCGGAGGGTACCAAGAACTACCAGCAATTCGTGGATGATCGTCAGTCAATACAGTTGAGTGGCTTCGAAAAGCTGAAGCAGCTCTATGGTGAGGAGAGCAATGAGTACAAGCAGCTGCTTGATAACCAGGTGAGCGCTACCAAGCAGCATGATGATGCCATTCAGAAGATGAATGAGCAGACCATTGAGCGTGAACGCCTCCAGAAGGAGGCTAGCATCAAAGCGCAATATTATGATGTCAATTCGAAAATCTATCAGAATGATACCGCTCTCAATGAAGCCCTATATAAGAATGATGTCGAAGCAATGAAAAAACGTCTTGCCCTCTACAAAGACAGAGAGGGCAGCGAGGAGTGGCTGGATCTGAAGGCTGAGATGGAACAGGCAGAGCTCGACCACCAGCTGCAGATGCAGGAGTCATACCAGAACCAGCTGCGTGAACTCCGTCAGCAGTTTGGCAGGCAAGACTTGCAGGCACAGGAGACCATGTACCTCAATGGCCTTGACAATCTCTACAAGCAGGGATTGATCAAGGAGGAGGAATATCAGCAGATGAAGTTGGAGATAACCAAGCAGTTCGCTGCACAGAGAGCGCAGATTGATGCTGATGACCATGGAGCAGGTAGCGCTCAGATAAAGATCAACAATAAGTCTTCTGAGATGGTCAACAGCGCCAGGGCTGCTGCAGGTGAGTCCCAGTCGACCAGCAATGCAACTCTGGGTGGATACTTCTCCTCACAAGTTGAGAACTATCAAAACACAATGGAGAAACTGAAGGAGTTGTATGGCAACGACAAGCAGAACCATGCTGCATACATGCAGGCGAAAGCGCAGGTAACAGCCAACTTCCTCGACAACATGGTGCAGCAGACATCTGCTGCATACAACGGCATCAACAACATTCTTTCTTCTGCGTCAGCATACGCTCAGGCATGCTCAGACCTGGAGCAAGCCAAAATCTCCAAGAACTACGAGAAGCAGATTGCTGCAGCTGGCAACAACTCAAAGAAAAAGAAGAAGTTGGAAGAGAAGCGTGACAAGGAGTTAGCCGCAGCCAAGTCTAAAGCCAACAGGAAGTCCATGAAGATTGAGATTGCTCAGGCAATCGCATCAACCGCTATGGCTGCCATCAACGCATACTCTTCTGCAGCCAGCATCCCTGTTACAGGTTGGGTTATGGCACCAATCGCAGCCGGCATGGCAACCGCAGCAGGTATGCTGCAGATTGCAACAATCAAGAAGCAACATCAGGCAGAGGCAGCAGGGTACTACGAGGGTGGTTACACCGGTGGCAACCGCTACCGAAAGGAGGCTGGAGTTGTGCATGAAGGCGAGTTCGTGGCTAATCACAATGCCGTCAACAACTCATCCATCCGTCCGGCTCTTGACCTCATCGATAGGGCCCAGCGCACCAATACAGTTGGCTCGCTGACCGCTGATGATATCACACGTTCTCTGGGACAGGGTAGCAGTACCGTGGTGGCTCCTGTAGTCAATGTTAATAATGACAACACCGAAGTACGCCAGTCCCTCGATGGTGTCAATGCAGCCGTCAGCCGTCTGACACAGACTCTTGATGATGGCATTGAGGTCGAGGTTCCGATATCTGGTCGTAGAGGTCTGCACCGCAGACTGCAGGATTATCAGCGCATTTTAAACAATAAGTAGTGGAATATGATAACATGCATCATCAATGGCCATAAGGCCTATCCCATTTCTACATCATCCATCAAGGTGACATACGCAAACCAGTATGTCACCGATGACGGTGAGTACACCTATGACATCACCTTCCCCATGAATATCCTGGAGAACCGTGTCATATTCAAGAATGTCTCACGATTGGAGGTCAAGAAGAACGTCGCCAAATACGATGACTGCAAGCTGTTCTGTAATAGCCAGCTCATCATGAGCGGTGTCGGTACCATACTCTCCGTGAATGAGAAAGAGATCAAACTGCAAATAGTCGGAGGCAAGTCCCGCATCAAGTTCAACGACCGCATGACCAAACACTACATCGATGAGCTAGACCTGGGCATCGCAGATGCACCAGGCAAGAAAGTAGAAAAACAGAGCACAAAGTTCTACGACTTATCCAAAATTGTAGATATCTACACCCTAAGTGTGGATAAGTCAGAGTTCTTGGGTTGTGAGGGGAAATGGTGCTACATGCCTGCTTATGACGAGACCAATGAGCTTATAGCCAACTTCGTTGGTGTTGACCGTACCGGTCATTTCGTTGGGCATCTAAGCGCATTTCTGACTAACGCAGCAGTGCAGCCGAACCTCATGTATCTATTCAAGAGAGTTGTAGAGATTGAAGGATATAAGCTTATACGCAACGACTATGACTGCAAGCCATGGAACCAGCTCTATGTAGCATCAGCATTCAAGTCTCGAGAACTGCGCAGAGCGTTGCCGCATTGGTCAGCATACACATTCATCGAACATTTCCGCAAGTTCTTCAATGCCTCCATCTTCTTCGATGAGATTCAGAAGACATGCAGCGTCATCAGTTCTTCAGAACTGAACACAGCCGATTCTGTTGAGATTGAACCGCTCGACGAATATTCCACAGACTATGACGAGGATGGCTCCTTCAGTACTTCATCCACAGCCAACCTAGAGTTCAAACTAGATGATTCCGTCAATAGAGGTAACTATGAAAGCATCTCGAAGAAGGTGTTCAGCAACTTCGAAATAGTCAAGAGCTTGGAGATTCTTGGCGAAAGCAACCAGTTTGCATCAACCACAATGTCGTGGAGCGAGAAGAAAAAACGCCAGACCATCATCGAGAACTTCGGCAGCTACTACATATATATTGGGGAAGATAAAGCCAGAACTTGGGAATTGGCTGGGTACTGGTCACCGCTAATCAGAGACAGAAATTCTGATGATTACGTTGACCTGTGCATCTCTCCAGCTGCACAGCTGGTAACTGATGTTAACTTCAGAACATGGGCGCTCGAAGGCGACTACACGGAGAAGCGATGCATGCTGTCTGTCACTAACACAAAGGAGGCTGACGCTAAAAAATGTGACACCGATGAAGATGGACTTAACTATGTATCTGTCCAGGATGCAATCGATGACGAGTCATCCATGGACAACAGCGAAGCAGATGAAGAAGTCATGAGCGTATTCTTCATATTAGCTGGAAGAGTGCAGGCATACGATAAACCGTATGGCAAGATAACAGAGGTAGGCAGAAGATCTAGGTGGCCTATGTTCATGACCGATTATCGAATAAATTCCGAATATCGGTATGTGGGTGTTGGAGCGAATATAGTGGATTGTGAGCTATTCTCGTTGAGTCTGAATGCAACCAATTCAGGTTCGATATCACTTGCCAAATTCCATGATTCAGTTATCAAAATTGATAACCGAAACTGCATGGAAGTCAAGTTCAAGTCAGATGACATACCTGACCCATCCAAGATTTACATCATCCGCAACAAGAGATTTGTGTGTGAGAAGATAGAGATGGAGGTCAAGGACGATGCCATCGAGCCAGTTTACACAGGCTATTTCTATATGCTATCATAATATATAATAAGGTGGGGAGCAGTCAGCCCTCCACCTTATTATATTATAGGATTCCCTGATAGTTCTTGATATACTCATTCGCCTTCTGTATGTCCTTAGGCGTATAGATGTCAGTAATGAGGATGGATGAGTGTCTCGCCTGGTCTCTGACCGACAAGACATCGGCATTGGCACGTAGCATGTTGGTGATACCTGTATCCTTCAGACTGTAGAATTTGAAGCGAGGTGAGAGCTTCAGGTCTTTTCTCAGGACTCTAGTCCAGTAATCACGAAACATTTTCTCATTCTTTCTCTCCGGTCCTGGGCAGAACCCGTCAGAGAAGAGATAGTCCTGCCCGGGATGTGAGAAGATGTTGAGTTCCATCATCAGCTTGATGACATGAGTCGGCAGGGTGATTACGGCATCATTTCCGTTCTTCGTGTTCTCACCATGCAGGCTTATTGTCTGAGTCTTGACATGGATATCGCAGATTCTGAGATAGGACATCTCACGAGGGCGGATGAAGAGATAGTGGATGATTTCGCAAGCCAGCAGATAGTGCTTGTTGTGCTCCAGCAGGTAGTCTCTGATGAGCTGCATGGTACAATCCGGTATGACATCTCTGTTTTTCTTCTGTCTGTTTTTGATGCGTCCCAGTCCTTCAGTTGGATTTTTTGGGATATAGCCGCGAGCAAGCAGGTAGGTGGAAAAACTCTTAGTCCAGGCAAGATAGTTGTTGCGGGTCAGAACTGTGTTGTTTCGGTCGATGAATATATAGTCCAGGAACTTGCTCACATTACTTCTGTCCCATTGATAGGAGAAGTTGAGGACTATGTTTTTCTCCTTCTTCCATCTCTCCAGGATTCTGACACGACTGCTATAGTCAACAAAAGTCTCCTCACGCATGCTACCCTCGTTGCACATCTTGACGAGATAAGCCTTATATTTCTCGAGTACATCTTCCCACTTCGTATATTCCAGAGGCTGCAGAGCCTCAATCCATGGGTTCCAGCCAGCCATGAGCTTCTCGGTGAGACGCTTCATAATCTGGTCGGCATAGACACGCTGATTACGCTTGCCCTTGATATGGTCAAGCATGATTTTCTTCTTTCTCATGCGGTTGAGCTGAGGATCAAACGCCATGAAGGAGATATAACATTCAGATCTCTGATGAAAAACTGGAGGTTTCCAGCCAATGACACTGCTAAGTACAGTGTCATTCGAATTTGGAGCATAATTTTTTTTAGCCATATCTTTAATTTTTCTCAGATACAGCTTATTAATAATAATGTATATAAAGGTTTGATACCGACATTGTACCGACCACTTTGATGCCGACTAAGGCGAAACCTCAGTGTTTACGGTACATCTGACGACCTTTCGTCGGGATTACTGGACTCGAACCAGCGACCTCATCGTCCCGAACGACGTGCGCTACCAACTGCGCTAAATCCCGATGTTTTGGCACCTATGGTCATAAAGACGATGCAAAGGTACACCAAAAATTGCATAAAACCAAATAAAAAAGCACTTTTTTATCTTTTTTGAAAACTTTTTCACCGAAAAATTTGGTGGAACCGATTTTTATTACTACCTTTGCACCCG